CTCGTATGACTGACATCATTGATCTTCATACTGGTCAGGTTAAGCCGCTAGATGAGATCCCTTCTGAAGCTCTGGCTTCGATTAAGAAGGTTACGGTTGGTCAGTACGGCACAACGATTGAGATGTTTGACAAGGTGAGCGTTCTGCGTGTCCTGGCGAAAGCTAGTGGCTTACTCGATGTAGAGAAGAACGTGGACAAGCCTTCGATCATTGGGATCAACATGAAGGGTCCAGAGATCACCACAACGTATGAGGCTGACGATGACTGATCTCCCCAGCATGAACTTGGATTTCTCTAAGTCTGCTACGGTCTGGAAGTTTCTACACGACAAGTCTTTTGTTCGCGGCCTGATGGGTCCGGTGGGATCTGGCAAGTCATACGGCTGTGCTGCTGAGATTATGTTAAAAGCTGTCCAGCAAAAGCCCTCTCCGCGTGATGGCATCCGGTATTCCCGGTTTGTGATCGTGCGCAACACCTATCCAGAGCTTAGAACAACTACGATTAAGACCTGGCAGGAGCTATTCCCGGAGGATGTATGGGGTCAGATGCGCTGGCAACCTCCTATTACCCACCATCTTAAACTCCCCAGCAGAGATAATGCTCCTGGTATTGACTGTGAAGTTATATTCATGGCCCTTTCTACGCCCCAAGATGTGCGTAAGCTGCTGTCATTGGAGCTAACTGGTGCGTGGGTGAATGAGGCTAGAGAGCTACCAAAGGCTGTGATCGATGGTTTGACCCACCGCGTTGGCCGTTATCCTACCAAATCCGATGGCGGTGCGTCCTGGTATGGCATTATCATGGATACTAACCCGCCCGATGCGGATCACTGGTGGCATGAGCTGTCAGAGAAGAATCCTATCGGTGGCCGGTTCCCGTGGAAGTTCTTTCGTCAGCCAGGTGGTGTCTTGGAGGTGTCTGCCAAGGATCTACCAGAGAACCCGGAAGCAAATGGTTTTGTATTTTCCGGTGGCAAGTGGTGGATGGTTAATCCTTCTGCGGAGAATAAGGTGCATTTGCCTGATGGTTACTATGAGCAACTTCTCGGCGGAAAGAATGCTGACTGGATCAGGTGCTATGCAGAGGGCAAGTTTACCTTCGTGCAGGAAGGCAGGCCGGTTTGGCCGGAGTATGACGATGAAATGATGTCTGCGGATGTGCAGTATGATCCGCAATACCCGCTACAGATCGGCGTTGACTTTGGTTTGACACCGGCGGCTATCTTTGGGCAGAGAACATCTGGCGGTGCGTGGAAGATCCTCGATGAGCTTGTGACGTTTGACATGGGTCTTGAGCGCTTTGGGCAAGAGTTGATAGGCAAGATCGCTGCAAGCTTCAACAAAGCAGAGGTGCAGATCTGGGGAGACCCTGCTGGGAACAAGCGTGACGAGATCTATGAGGTTACAGCCTTCGATCACTTGCAGTCTATTGGGTTTCGCGCACAGCCGACAGATAGCAATGCTTTCAATGTAAGGCGTGAGGCTGCTGCGGCTCCTATGAACCGGCTGGTTGGTGGCAAACCTGGCCTTCTCGTTAGCAAAAAATGCTTGAGGCTGCGGAAATCTCTGAGCGGCGGCTATTTCTTTAAGCGTGTGTCTATGGGCGCTGGGCAGGATCGGTTTAAAGACGCGCCGGTGAAGAATGAACACTCTCACTGTGGCGATGCTTTCGGGTATCTTATGCTGGGTGGCGGCGAACAACGCAGATTGCGGCGCGGAACTTATGGCGGAAGCTTTGCAGGTGGGCAAACATTCAGCGCAAGCACAGATTTCGAGATCTTCTAATGGCTTTAGTGCAGCTCCCCCAGGTAAGAATGGGCCACGACGAGCACATTGTGCCTCTAAGCTATGAGCATCTTGCCAGGATACGGCTCAAGAAAGAAAACCGTGACTTCGTAAACGTGATACCAAACTATCTGGATTACGTCTGGGATCACGCAGTAGATGGTATGAGCTGGGCAGGTATAGGCAGGGGCAAGGTTATCTCTGCATTTGGTATTAGGCCATTCTGGGACGGTGTTGCAGAAATGTGGCTTATACCTGGAGAGGAGATAGACCGCCATGCGATATCGGTTATACGAGCTTCTAAACAGCTAACCGATACCGCAATAGCTAATAATGGCATAAAAAGACTACAGATCTGCGTAAATAGCGATAACGATACCGCATTTAGGTTTGCCAAGGCACTACGTTTCGAGGTAGAAAGTATTATGAGAAAGTACGGACCGGATGGGTCTGACTACTACATGATGGTGAGGTTTTAATATGTCTGGAATATTTGGCGGTGGTCGGCCCGCTCCCACCCAAGCGCAAAAAGATGCAGAGGCCGCTCAGGCTCGTGCAGGTGAACGTGCGACTGCACAAGAACGGAAAGAAATGCAGGGTGTTCAATCGAGGCGGCGTCTTCGTCGCACTGGTGGCATGAGGTTGTTGTTTTCACCCGCTCGCCGAGAGGGTCCGGGCGACTTACCTAGATCAACAAAGCTCGGTGGTGGAGTCTAATGCCGCAGGAGTGGAGTAAAAAGCCTACATTAAAATCGGACTTTTCTGAATTTAAAAGGCAGGTCGGCGTAATTATGAGGGGCAATGTACCTGTTAATTCTGGTGATCCGGCAAGGTCAGCTAGAACAAGTGCGGCTCATCAGAGATTCTTGAAGAGTCTAAAGGACAATGATTCCAAAGGCTCTAAAAAAGCCACACCGCCAGATGCAAAGGCTGCCGCTCGTGCTCGAATGATTGCAGAGGGCAAAGAAAGCAGAAAGAAGTTTGAAAAAGAAAAGGGAAACAGGGTTGCTAAAAGACGCAAGCTGTTACTGAAGATAAAGGATTCGCAATGACTCAAATAAAATCAGATCCCCGCATTCACCACAGAAATCGCCCAGCCGTTGAGCTGGTTCGTGCAAGAGATTCTAAGGGCGGGTTCGTTGCTGACGATCCTAACACTCCTGAGAATGAGGCCTGGGTAGAAAAGCCAAAGGCTAAAGCAAAAGCCAAACCCAAAGCTAAAGCCAAGAAGTAAGATATGGTTAAGAAGGCTCATCAAAACCCAAAGGGCGGTCTGAATGAAGCTGGCCGCAAGCACTTTGAGCGTAAGGATGGGGGCAATCTTAAAGCCCCTGTCAAAACAGGAACCAATCCCAGGCGTGTAAGCTTTGCAGCTAGGTTCGCCGGGATGAAGGGGCCAATGAAGAATGAAAAGGGTGAGCCTACCCGCAAGGCCCTGGCCCTAAAAGCATGGGGTTTTGGATCGGTAGAGGCAGCACGTAACTTCGCTAACCGTAATAAAAAAGGATAATCAGATGGCTCGGCTAGACGTAAGAGAGATCATGGAGCGTGAGGCCAAGGCCCAATCCCGTAAAGACGAATGGCGCTCCATATATGAGGACTGCTATGAGTTCGCTCTTCCGCAGCGTAATATGTATGATGGCAACTATGAGGGAGGCACTCCCGGCCACCGGAAGATGGGGCGCGTGTTTGACTCCACAGCTATCTCTGCAACTCAGCGTTTTGCCAACCGGATTCAAGCTGGCTTATTCCCACCTCAAAAGGCATGGTGTCGCTTAGAGGCCGGTAGTGGCATCCCGCGAGAGCAAGAGCCACAAGCTCAAGCTGCGCTTGATGCGTACACAGAGCGGATGTTTGAGGTAATGCGCCAGACTAACTTTGACTTGGCTATGGGCGAGTTCCTGTTGGATCTCTGTGTGGGTACTGCCGTAATGATGGTGACGCCTGGTGATGAGGCAACTCCGATCCGTTTTACACCGATCCCTCAGTATCTCGTTTCGATTGAAGAAGGCACATTTGGCAATGTCGATAATGTTTATCGCAAGCTAAGAATGAAGGCTGAAGCGATACCGCAAGAGTTCCCTGATGCTGAAATGACGCCGGAATTGGTAGATGCGATATCACGATCACCATCTAAAGAGATCGATCTTATGGATGCTGTGATCTATGATTACGAAAGAGCGATATATTGCTATCATGTTATCTGGCCTGGTAAGCGGCAAGATCTGGTCTACCGCACCATGAAGTCTTCGCCATTTATCGTTGCGCGTTACATGAAGGTTGCCGGTGAGATCTATGGCCGTGGCCCACTGGTGACTGCGATTGCTGACATCAAGACGCTAAACAAGACCGTTGAGTTAGTTTTGAAGAATGCTTCCTTGTCTATTGCTGGTGTATATACGGCTGCTGACGATGGCGTTCTTAACCCTCAAAACGTAAAAATCCAGCCTGGTGCAATCATTGGTGTTGCTCGTAACGGTGGCGCACAGGGTCCATCCTTGTCTCCGCTGCCACGGGCCGGTGACTTCAACACAAGTCAGATTGTTATGAACGATCTACGCATGAACATTAAGAAGATCTTGATGGATGACACGTTGCCGCCGGACAATATGTCGGCCCGGTCTGCGACTGAGATTGCCGAGAGATCCCGTGAGCTGGCTTCTAACTTGGGTTCTGCGTTTGGTCGATTGATTGATGAGACTATGATCCCGCTGGTATCGCGCATTCTCTATGTGATGGACCAAGCTGGCTACATCGATCTGCCGCTCAAGGTTAATGGTGTAGAGGTCAAGGTTACGCCGGTGGCTCCGTTGGCTCAGGCCCAGAAGTTACAAGAGGTAAACGATATCGTGCAGTTTATGCAGATTGCCAACTCTTTAGGCCCACAGGGTCAGATGGCATTGTCGATCCCACGGATCACAGCATTCATTGCCGATAAGATGAACATCAAACAGGACTTGCTCACCACAGCGGAAGAGCAGGAAATGATGATGCAACAGATGCAGGCGCAAGCAATGGCCGAACAAGGGCCGCCGACTGCTGATGATGGTGGAGCAAC